CCCATGCTTTACTCCTCCTTTACTTAACTTACTTGTTCCCTAAAAAAATAAAAGGAAAAGGGCTTTCGCCCTAAAAAATCACTTTTTTTTGCCTTTCTTTTTTGTAGTAGTTTTTGTTTCTTCTTTGAATTTTTTTTCATCTGCTGTTTTGTCTTCTGGCGTTTCCACTGGTTTTTCCACTGTTTTAACTGGTTTTCCTTCTTCAAAGGCTTTAGTTTTTTCAATTATTTCTTTTGTTCTATCATTCATTTCCATCACCTTTAATCTGCTGCCTCATTTGGATCAACAGTTGTGCTTCCAGCCATTGTATGGTTTCCGACTATTCCTGTTGGACTTGAAGCTGATTCAATTGGAGTTGCTGCACTTGTAATAACAACATAATTATTTGTTATTAAGTTTACTCCAGTAGAATTAATGTCAATTCCTTTAGGTGTAGTTCCAGTTAAATTAATGAAATTGTTATCAAAAACATTTCCATAAGCTACACAAGTATTGTCAATTAAAATTCCTGTCGCACTTGTATTGTTACTTGAAATTCTATTGTGATGGAAATAACTGTCAATACAATATTGGTCTGCTCCTCCAGTCATATAAAGATTATTTGTATAATCTCCATTTGATACTCCAAAAGTGCAATATGAAATTTCTGTTCCTCTCACATCTTCCCCTTGAATTGCATTAACTGAAGTTCCACTGGTTCCCTTAAACACACAATTTGTTATAACTGTATTATCTGATGCAATAGCATATAATGGTGGCAATGCTGTTGCACTGGTAAATTGTATATTTTCAATAGTGCAATTCGCTCCTGCTAACAAAAGTATTCCCTGAGTTACATTTGTATCTGTTATGTTTACTCCACTATCTGAACCAGGATTTCCTAATCCATGCAAGTGTATTCCATATCCATAAAGCCTTAAATCATCAGATTCATCATAGCTTCCTGGAGCAATGAAAATATGGTATTCTGCATCAGCACTGTAGTCATCTCTGGAAAGAGCTGTTGCAGCCAAAATTGAAGCAAAAGCTGTCTGTGGAGTTAATCCATCGTTTCCATCTGCGCCGTTTTCTTCATCCACATAATAGCATTTTCCTTTAGTTCCTTTAATTACTCCATTTACACCTTGTGCAAAAGTTACATTTGCATCCCATTTATATGCATCTCCAGTGTAAGGTGGAGCTGCTGGATTTCCGTTTACTGTTCTTAATCCTTCACTCATTTCATTCACCTCAGCTTAAATCCCTAATTTTTCCTTGAGCTCCAAAGAATGTACAAATCAATTCTCCCATTGTTAAGTACATTCCTTCGTGTGTTAATGAACCATTAGCAAAGTAATCTCTGCTTTCATAATAACTAGTTGGTTGTGCGATTTTCAAAGACAATCTTGGAATCTCAAAGTTTTCTTTATTACTTGTATCTAAAGTGTAAAGTCTACTTTTAGTGTCTTTAGCTACATGAACATCTTGGAATAAAGGAATACCATAAACTGTTGCTACATTCATTCCTACTTCAGTTCCTGTAACTGTTTCAACTCCGTTTACTGTTGCAGTATAATTTCCTTCTTTCATTGGAGTATTATATCTTGCTTGATCTGCATACAATCCTTGAACGTCTGCGTAAGTGTCAAATCCTGTTAACATGAAACTTGGTCTTCCACCGTTTGTATAAATGTTTGTTAAATGTGTTCTTAGAATTGCATCAGTTAAACTTCTGTCTGATCCGCTATTATGGCTTACATAAGCGTCTGACCATGATTCAGTTGCATCTCTATCTAATCCATAAATGTCAGAATCTCCTGCATCTAAAGAAATTGTAGTATCTGAAACTTCTCCATAACTTGAACAAACTCTATCAATAGATTCAAGGTTAGTGTCTGCTGTAGTATCAACATCTCCTAACAACATTGCATCCAAGTGTTCTTTATGTTCAACTCCCATATAAGCTTTCATAAATTCCATGTCACCAATTGTATCATCGTTAGAAATTTTTGATAAAAACTCTTGTTTAGTTGAATTATCAAATGTTCTTACAACTTCCTTTGGTTTAGTGCTTACTTCTTGAAATGTTGGTTTAACTGTAGCAGGTAAATCTGCGCCTTCTGAAACTCCGCCTGTTGGTGTAGTAACTGCATCAGCTCTTGCTGTAATTACTCTCCAACCAGATTTAAGCCAAGGAATTTTAGGAATTAATCCAAAAGCTGTATCCATTTGATTTAATTGCCTCCAAACTTCAGCACCATACACGGCATTATAAACACCTGCAGTTGTTGAAATTACTGGATCATCTTTTCTAATATACTTCATTCCTGCTCCGCCTTTCGCATAAGCAAGTTTTAGCATATCATCCATTGTATTTAAATATTCTCTCATTTAATCCACTCCTAAAATGCTTTTAAGTTCTTTTTCTTCTGTTTGTCTTTTATGGTCTCTAATTTCACTAAAGTTTGCTGGTTTTCCTTTAGCAACCTCATAAGCATCCATTTTTTCGTTATTTTTTATTACTTGATTTGGTCTTGGTGTAGTTGATTTTGCTACAGCTAAAGTTTTTTTAACTTCTGCTTTAACTAAATCTTCAATTGATTTATTTGAATCAGGTAAATTAGAAATGACTCCATCTTCGCCTTTTCCTTTTCCTTCATCTGTTTCAGCTACTGAAGGTTCTCCTTCAGGTGAATCTTCCTCCAAATTATCTGGAGAAGGTTCTCCGCCATCGTTAATTGCGGCAATTACTTCTTTAGTAAATTTATCAAAATCTTCCTTAGTAACATACTGACTTTTCTTTTTTTCTGGTGTTTCGTCTTCTGTTTTTGGTTTCTTTTCGTCTTCTTTGTCTTCTTCTGTTTTTGGTTTAGGTTTTTCGTCAGTTGTTATAGGTTTTTTTTCTTCTTCTTTTTTTACCATGTTTTGGCCTCCTTTAAGTTCATTTAATTTTTTTAATTCTTTTAAAATAGACAATTGTAAACTGTCTGATTTAAACGTAATATCTTCTTTGTTTATTTTCTTAATTTTTGCTTTAGCAAAATAATACTTTTGGCCTTTAGCCATAGCATTTTTATCTAAAATATCAGCATCAGGATGCATTCCATCTTCACATAAAGCAACTTCTAAAACATCTAAGCCTCTTAACTCAGTACTTCCGTCTTTTAATTTAGTTGGATCAAAAGCTGCTCCACCTAAACTTACATCTTTATATTCTTCTTTTAAAATTTTATCCCAAGCAACATCCGCTACTGGCCCTTTGTTAATTAATCCTCTAGCAATGTAAGCTTTGTTTCCTTTATATTCGTCAGCCCACCATCTTAATCCTTTTCCAACAATTTTATTTGTATGTTCCATTGAAATTGGAGAACCATTAATTAACCATCTATCTAAAGCTTCTTCCATTTCTGATTCAGGCATAACTTCTCCTTCTTTATCTACAACACTAGGAACAGTCATAACAAAATCAAATAATCTTTCTTCTTTATTTTTTTCAAGTTCCAAAAAAACCACCATATTTTATTTTACCTTGCTGTAATGCATCTCTAAAAAAAGGTCTTGGCTCAGAACCATCTCTTTCAATTGTTTTAGCAATAGCCCAAGCAATTCTTGTTGCTTGTTTATCTGGAACAGAAAACTTTCTTTTAACCCAAGCAATTAAAGGTGCAACTGGAGGCATATGAGGATCTGTTCCAAAATCAACATGCCCTGCATAAGGTGCTGAATATCCTATTTCTTTTTCTAAAAATTGTCTATTAACATAACCTGATTTTAATAAAGTAGCTTCGTCTATTGCGCCGTATTCTACAATATTTTCTTGACTTTTAGAAAAAATAAAATCAGCAATTTCGTTAAGTTCTTCATCTACTTTTTTTAGAATGTTTTGTTTTTCTAATTCATTGACCATAGGTTAAACACTTCTTTAATGACATAATTGCTTGTAACTCAATCTTAAAGGTTTCTTTTATGCAATTTCATTTTAACAGATTGTTCTGGAAACTTTAAAGTAGCCGTATAATTGAATGGAATCCTAATTGAAGGCGAATTTAAATTAGAAACTAATTTTATAGTAGATGCTAAATAAGTAAAATCAAATAATACACTAGGAGATTTAATTGAAGAACTTAAATTTAAAGCAGAGGCTATAAAAGTTTTTCCTAAAACAATTACTGGTTCTTTTTGGCTTAAAGTTAATTCTAAAGCAGTTATAGAAACTGTTCCGTCAATTAAATAATTTGGTTCATTTGTTGTTGAACTTAAATTTAATGCAGAAACAGATAAAAAAAGCCCTGTATAAACAGAAGGAGTTTCTAAAGAAGCACTTAAACTTAATGCAGAAACAGTATGTAAAAAATCTAAATTAATTATAGAAGTTTCTAAACTAGAAGATAAACTTAAAGCAGAAACAGTATGTAAAAAATCTAAATTAATTATAGAAGTTTCTAAACTAGAA